ATCAGTTTGAGGGTCTTGTCATTGTCCCAGAACGCAAGGCCGATGCTGTTGTTCGATGGGCTGGTGTATTCCACGTTCGTCATTCTGGGACGCTGGGGGGACGCGCCCGCAAGCAGCGGCGTCGTGCTGCCGCGCCGCCGAACCGTGTAGGTCAGAGAGCAGGTAGAACTACCGCTTCCCACCGATCCGCCGTCCACCGTCACCGAAACCGCGAAGACATGATGCGGGTAGGAATCGCGCCGCGTGTCGCCATCGCCGCCAACGTTCTTGATGAAGTCCGTGCGGCCTCGCAGCAACTTCTGCAAGAAAGACGCCTGCGATTGGGTCAAGGCTGGTACAAGGCGGTCGCTCATGTGAACGCGAACCCTCCGAACGCATAGAGCGGGTAAGCCTGAAACACCCGGTTCGTTGCCGTGCTGCTTCGCGCAGTGCCATCGGCCAGCAGGTATTGCGGCACTGACGTAGGCGTTCCGTCGTCAAGCAAGAGCGGGTCGCGCTTCGTCGGGTCTGCCGACCGTTTGACGTTGAACCCGCGATTGGCGACAATGATTTGGTGGGCCTTCGCGGTGCCGGGCGCGCCGCCAACCGGACCAATGACCGTGCGGTCTTTGCGGAACTCGAAGTTATACGCCGTGCGTCGGTAGACCGTGTTGCCTTCCTTGATGCGGTCGATGCGATCAATCCACATGATCGAGCGTTGTGCCGGGATACCAACGCTGTCCACCGTGAAGGAATCCGAGTTGACGCCTACCCGCTCCTCCGCCATCCAAGTCATAATCAAGTCCCAGCGTGCGCCGGTTTCGCGTTCGTTGCGGACGTAGGACAGGCCGGTCGTAGTTGCGAGTGCGACGGGCGAAGAGTCGAACGCCTCGTCAGCGGTGTTGATAACCGCGCTGCCCGCAACGTCCAAGAAGAACTCGCGATTCTCAGCACGCGAGAACCAAGATACGTCCGGGTCGCGGTCAAATGGGCTGTCGTTGTCAAGCGAGCCGAAGCCTTGCTGCTCGTAGTTGTAAACCAACTCCCACGAGGTCCGCCAGTTGTTCACCCGGCGAATCTCGTAGCCGCGAAACTTCAACCCTGCGAACGCCGGGTGTGCGTCCCCAATGTTCGGCGTCATCGCGTCGATGTCGGCTTCGGCGGTCGCCTGGTCCGCAGCGGCCACGGTCACGCGGAAGCGGCGGGAGGCTCGCCCGCTGCTCACGTCGATAACTGCGGCGTCATCATTCAGGACTTCTCGGAAGACCGGGGGCATTTTCGCCATCCTTGCCGGTTTTTCGATGGTTTCAAGTGGGGGATCGGGCAAATCTTCTTGACGCGCAACCCGTTTGCCCGTAGCCTCTTGGCATGGGACAGCACCGCTTGCCGACGTATCAGGAATTGCAGGACGAAATGACCCGCGTACGCGCCGACGCAGAGGAACGCACGCTAGAGCGTGTCCTGTTCAACGTATCGGGCGCGGCCTTGTGGTTCCTTGGCGGGGTGATGTTCGCAGCTGCCGTGATTGGGCTGTTCGTCGCGGCGGTGTTCTAGGGCAGGAACAAGTTGAACTTGTTTGCACTGTTCCGGGTGTTGTTCTTGATCTCTTCCGTGTTCTTGGCCGTCTTCTGTTGCGCCTGTAGTGCCTTGTCTTCGCCCAAGTTCCCAGCGTTGAACGCGAGCCGTTGAGCCTCCGCACTGTCGCCTAGAACCAAGTCGGCCAGCCCACCACGCCGGGTAGGTTCTATTCCGGCCAATGCCGACAGACTCGAATCGACATCAATGCCCCGCATGGCCTCTAGGTTTTCAAGGTTGATGCGGTACAACTCGCGGGCGATGTCTACCCGCTCCTCTTCAACCGCCACAACTTGTTCGGCAACCTTGACGACTTCCATTTCGTCTGCGAATCGAAGCCTTGCAATGCGTCGTCCACGGTTTAGAGCGTCCTCGCTGGCCTTTGCTGCGGCCTGTGCGCGAGCGTCGAAGTCTGATTGGCCCCCTGCGGTTTCTCCATTCATGAGGCGTTGAGTCTCCTGCCTCATGTCCGCGTTGAATTGGTTTGCGGCGTCTAGGCCCTGAGTCACGGCTACGACAGCGGTGCCAATCTCGCCGACGACCGCGTTTCCCGCGCCTCTGGCGAAGTTCCACGCATCCCCCAGTTTATCAATCACCCTGATAAGGTCGCCGCCCTCAAGTTTCGAGAGGATATCGGTCATCTGGTTCAGCACTTTTTCCAGTGCCGGGGCAAGCACGACTGATGCGCGTTTGGCAAGACCTTCGAACGCTACCGATAGCCGATCCGTCGCCTGATCGACCAACACCGCCCGCTGTACGTCCACATCGGACACCACCCCACCAACCGCGCGAACCTCCGCAATCGCAGACGCGAGGCCGCTAGACCCTTCGCTTAGTACGCGAAGAGCGTTGTGCCCTTGCTTGCCGAACAGGTCAAACGCAGCCGCCGAACGCTCTGCGGGGTTCTCGATGCCCGCCAGCCCGTCCGCAATCTGATTCAGAAGTTCCCGCGTTCCAAGCCCGCGAAGTTCCTCAGCACTCAGGCCGATGCGGGCGAGTTGGGCGATTGCGCTATCGTCGCCGATCCGAGCATCGGCAACCGTCCGAACAAGGTCATCGACAAGCCGCCGCGTCGTTTCGGCCTCGATGTTCGCGAGTTTGAAAGCCCCCTCGATTTCCTGAATCTCGACCGTGCCCAGCCCCAGCATAGAGGCGTTTTCGGCGGATCGGTTCAGGTCTTCGATAGACTTGGAGATGCGGGCAAACACCGCCTGCACGCGGTTTGAAAGGCCCTCGATTGCAACGATGGTCGCACCAGCAGCAGCACCGAACGAGAACGCATCATTCAGGCCCTTGCCCGTCTTCCGCGCCTTGCGTTCCGTCGATTCGAGAGCCTTCTCGACGCGATCAAGAACCTTGACGAAGCCGTCATCGGTCGCGACCAGTTGTGCCGCAAGTTTGCCAATGCTCCTAGCCATCGTTGCTCCTATCGCCTTCCGCGCCTCAAGAAGTCCTCAATGGCCTCCTTGCTGATCTCTTCCGGCGTCCGCATGTCCGGCCTTGGGAACGCCTGGTACTCGTCAGGCTTCACGTTCTTCGCACCAGCAACCGCCACCGAATAAGCCCGCGTGACGGAGTTCTCCAGACCCAACCGCTCGATGCCTAGCGGACCCTTCAAGAATGAATAGGCCCGCCATGCGTCAAACTCGCCCGGCCCCAGCCCTTCCGTCGTTTCCGCTAGAGTCTTGCCGAGATGGTCGGCCAGCTCCATCAAAAACATCAGGGTTGGAGCCTGCGTCAGTTTTTTGCGTCGGCCTGAATCGCGCCATTCCACGCATCAATCAAGTCGATGGACACTGACGCAGACAACTTGCTAGCGACCGCCTCCGCTTCTTCCGGCGTCGCACACTGCGGCGTACCGCTTTCGTCGCACAGGTCGGCAAGCACAATCGCCAGCAGAGTCGAAGCGGCTTCGGCATCGTTGCCCGCCTTCTTCGCTTCCCTGTGCTTGGCAATCGCCTTGTCCTGCTCGACCTGCTCGACGAGCGTGCGACGACGGAAGAAAACAACCCCGAGGCCGTCGATTTCGGCCTTGCGGGGTTGCAGGAGTTTGGCCGACGAAATGAGTTCGTGAATGTTCATGAGCCGAAGTTGGTGAAGGTGATCGGACCAGACAGGCGAATGCGGCAACGCGCCAACTGCGCACCGTCAACGCTGTGCGGGGGTGCGTCGTTGCGGACCACGTAGCCCGTGAACGCCTGCGTGGGCGCGGGCGAACCGTGGCCGGGGATCGTGACGGTGAACGTGGTTGCAACAGGACCGCCACCAGCGGACGGGTACATGAGGAGGTTGATTGCAGCCCACGGGGTTTCGGCAAACTCATAGTCAAACGAGCAACCGCCCGGATCGGCTGCGGTGGGGGTGAACTCCATCACGCCCGTTGCGGAGTCGTGGCAAACGTACTGCTCGCCGTCGTACTCGACGCCATCCTTGTCCCACTGGAAGATGCACGGGATAGCGGTGCCGCCCGAAGGGGTGATCGTAAAACCAAGTTCGCGCTTGCGTGCCATGTGTCGCTCCTATGTCGCCATCCTTGCGGGGAATGGCGGGTTGTCAACTCCTCGAAACTACGTTGAAAAGCATCTCAACGTGGTGGATATCCGCGTCCGATGCGTCGTCTTTCTTCTCAGAATTCATGCTAAATCCGGTAAGCAGCGGCCTGTGCGTCTGACCGCCGAAGTCGTCGTTCTCGATTGAGGTGGTGATCTGCTCTTGCAGCATTCGGGCTTGCTGGTAGTCGCTTGCGAAGACGGAGACAGATACGTCGTACGTCGCTTGGCACACCCCGTCGGCTGCGTACTGGCGTTCGTGGCCCTCCAACGCAATCACGATGATCGGGAGGGTTTCATCCTGACCGGCCAGCCCGTAGTAGATGCGCGTGCCTACCGCGTCCTCCACCAAGGGCAGGTCTTTGATCTTGGCGTAGAAGTCCTGTTCAATCATCCCGCTTTCCCCTTCTGATACCGGGCTATGGCCCTCGCAATCGCCTGCTCCATCTTCGCAGCCGCGCGGCTACTCGCCATCTGGACGCCTCGCTGCATAAACCGCGTGGGCTTGATGCCGGGGTGGGGAATCGCTACCACCGTGTTCCCGCTCTTCTGGAGCGTGTGGTGGGGGCGAACGCCCGTCTCAACGAGGTGCGCGTACCAGACAGGTCGTACGGGCTTCGTAACAAGCCGATCCCACGAGGTCCGCTCCGCTAACTTCCAATCGCGATTGGGGCCGACCACGCCGACGAACACAACACCGTTCGCCCGGCGTCGGCTGCGATACTTGACCACCTTGAAGTCGATGCTTTGCCGAAGTGACCCGCTCTCGCGCGGTGCGTTCGCCCGAATCTGATCCCGTACCACCTTCGCAGCAGCCGAAACACCCATCCGCACGCCCTTCGCACGCAACTTGTCGGGCATGGCGCGTAGTTCGGCCTTCATGTCCTTGATGCCAGACCACTTGAACGCTACTTTGACGATCTGTCCGCTTTGGGTAATCATTACGAACCCCCCGGCTCTGGAGCGTTCTGGACTGGTGTTTCAGAGTTGTGCAGAAACTCGCCGGGTACAAGGATGTCTTCACCCGTGGCAGTCGCCTTGTCCGCGCTTTGGATGCACGTTGCCAGCGTCAACTCTTGCCGGAAAGTCTCGTTATCGACGGTCTGAACGTCCCACAGAACGCCGCGATGGACAATCACGTCCTTTGCGTTCAGGTCGCGGAACCACCGAAGCGTCAGTTGCATCGTCTTCCGAGTGACCTGGCGGTTCGCCTCGAACGCCTCGACCGCCCCAATCTGCTCGATACGCGCAGAACGCTTGGGGTGGTCCGTCAACGCGACATACGACACGCTCCGCGTCCCGTTGGGGTTGATGGTCGTCACCTTACGGAACGCCTTGACGCGCTCGTTGAAGTCGCCGGAATGGAACTTGTTTGCCTTCATCACCAGACGAGGTAGACGTTCACCGTGGTAGACGCGCCGACAATCGACCGCAAGCGAAGCGGGGCCGGGGCTTGCGGGTTGGAAGTAACGGGCAGGGTCACGCTCGTAGCCGCGCCGCCCAAGCGACTGTCAAGCGTGCAAGCCACGTTACCGGATGCGATGACGAAGAAACCGCGCGGGAGGTCGTCGCCCGTCGCGCTCCAATCCGCTCCAGCCGTAATCAGCCTCACTTGATGGCCCGGCGCGTTGATATCCGAACTGTGTCCCTCAAACTTGTTGCTCATCGGTGAATCTCCTGTACCGTTTTCCGCATCCCACGGAAGTAGACTGTGCCCGGCCAAAGGTGCGTAGTGATCGCGCGAACGGACCCCTCAACGTCACCGCCGACGATGCCCGCCGTGAACTGCTCGCGGTTCTTGTACCAGTGGCCGACGATCAGCAGCACGGCCATCTTCGCAAGCGACGGCACCGCCGTAACGTCGGACGCGAGGCCCGCGTCATATGTCACCTTGAAGCAGCCCAAGTAGCCATCGCCGACGGTCGGCCATGCCTTGTTCGGCCTCAACGCAACGCGGCCCGGAACGCTGGCGTAGTCAACCTGATAATCACCCGCGTCGAAGTCCTGCGAGTTGCCGTCGGCGTCGATGTATGCAATTGAAACGCCGTCGATGTCCACAAGGGGACCGCCCGGCAACTCCAAAACCGTGTCTGTCGGGAGGTGGTCCAGTTGCAGCCGCAGGTTTCGACGCACGAACTTGACGCCAGCGCACGACTCCGCGTACTTAGTCGCGGCAACGATCATCGCCTGTATCACGAGGTCAAAGTCCTCGATGTCCACGTTGAGATGTCGCTTTGCTTCCGCAAGCGTGACCGCTGGGTAGTCGTTGGGGTTTGTTTCAACTAACACCATGAAACCGGCCCAGACGCTTTCGCGCGTGGGCCGGGAGAGAGGGGGGAGGGAGGTCTTACGCGCCGGTGCCGCTGGTGGTGCCAGCAGGACCCTGCACGATCTTGCCAATGCCGAGGGCCGCAGGACCCTTCTTGGTGCGGTAGCGGACGCAGTAGATTTCGCCCAGAGCGGTGTTGGTGCCAGCACGGATGAACGCAGCCGCGAGGTAGCGGCCCAACGTCGCCCGAGGCTCGTGGACGCAGATACGGGCAACCTGCCCGTCAGACGCCGCGATGCTGCGCGTACCGCTGAGGTGGCTCACGCCGGTAGAACCGTCAGACGAAGTGGACTGGCGGACATAGCCGAAGTTGCCAGCGTTGGCCGTCGCGATGGTTCCGAAGAACACCGCGCCGTCCCAGCCCTGCATATCCACGTACGTCGAAACGACTTCCGTGCCAGCCGAGCCGGTGTCGTCGGCAACCCGAGTGATGTCAATATCTTCAAGCAGTGCAAACATGGTCTTTTTTCCTTGTGTTTGTGGTGTGTCCGATTCAACCGGCTATTAGGCCGAATACTTGAAGCGAACGAACGCGGTCTGGAAGATGGGCATGGCGTCCGTTTCCTTGCGGAGATAGAAGAACGCCTTGTTCTGGTTGTTGCTGGTCGTGTCGTTCGTGACACGCTCGACGCTCATCGTGAGAGCGTCAGCGATGGCGTAGTAGGACATATCGCCAACGACGAGGCCGTAGGTGTTCTGAGTCGAACCGCTGGGGGCGAACTCGCTTTCGTAGATCGGGATGCCCATGATGCGCGGCACGTCGGGCTGCGTCAGGTCGTACTGCATGTAGTAGCGGTTCTCAGCGTCCTTGAGGAGCGCGAGCTTGGTGAACGTGTCGCGGTGGCAGATGCCGATGGCACGGGTGCGATACGACGCCTTCAGGGTCAGGATGCCGGTCTTCAGTCCGTCCGAAGTGAAAGCGGTGTTCGCACCCGTGTTCACATCGCGGCCCGTGCTGATGCCGTTCGTGCTGGCGGTGAACAGGCCCAAGGGCTTGCCCACGCCGTCACCACTGAGGAACGCCTTCTCTTCCGTAACCGCGTGCTTGTACGCGAGGCGGGAGAGGACGTAGGACTCGACGCCGGGCATCCGCTGGAGCAGACGCTTCGACACGTTCAGCCGCTTGGCGACCATCGAAGGCTTCAGGTCACGACGCCCGAAGGTCATCGCGGTGTCAGCCGTGGGGTCTTGGTCGATTTCGGCGGTCCATTCCGCATCGCTGGGGTCGTTTTCGAGAGTGGGGACGCCCAGGCTTTCGGCGTTGCCGACCGGGTAAACGGTCGCGTTCGCACGCACGAAGTTGTTGTCGTCCAGTTCCTTCCAGATGGTGCCGAGAAGGGCCTGCGGGAGCAGGAACCCACCAGCCGAGCCGATGCCGACTTGCAGGTCGCGCATCTGGCCGTTGCGGCCGCGAAGGTACTGGCCGAGGGCGTTCTCATACGCCTCGCCGCGAACTTCGTAGTCATCGGGGAGGGTGATGCTGCGCGTCTTGCCGTGGACGTTGCGGTACTCGATCTTGCCGGGCTTGCTCGCCGTGCGGGTCTGGACCGCCGCGCCGCGATGCTCGACTTCGACCTCATCGTCGTCGATCAGGTCATCCAGTTCGGCCATCCGCTTGGCGTCGGCGTCAATCTGCTTGACCTGTTCGTCAATCTTGCGCTTGTCCGTGAACAGAGCGTCGATCCGCTCGCGTTCGGCTGCGTCAAGAGTCCCGCCGCGCTTCTGCGCTGCGTCCTGAATCTTCCGGGCTTCCTCAATCAGAGTACGCCCCTGCGTCTGCAATTCTTCCTTAGTTGCCATCGTTCGTTCTCCGGTGTGTTCCGGGAACGCGCGTGAAATGACGATTCCCGGAACGGTGTAAAACCGCTCCGGCGAACCGCCCGCATCACGCTGGCATGGCCCGCCTCTCTTGACCGATCCCGCTCCGCATCACGCATCACGAGAACGCCAAGGGCTTCTGGTTTGAATACGGCTCGCGGGCTTTCACCCGCTTCGCCGCTGGAGGCTGTCGCGCCATCCTTGCGGGTCGCGCGGTCAAGTCAAGTCTTGGTCTTGCATGAGTGCGACCACAAGCCCCGCATACGCCGCGCCGCCCGTGTCCTTGGGCTTCTCAACCCGACCCGACCGAACGACTAGATCGAACTGGGCTTGGTCGTAAGCCGGGAACGCGACCACGCTGATTTCGTACAGCCGCACTTCTTCAATCTCGCTGGCCCGCTTGTTCTCGTCCCAAGTCTCGCGGATGATGTCGAAGCCGAACGACATGCCGTCCAGGTCGCCGCGTTCAACCTGCGTAATCAGGTCGCGGCCTTCCTGCGTGTCGGGAATCTCAGCCCGGAACCACAGGCCCCGCTCATCCTCGCGGAGTTCCAGCGTGCCCGTCACCTTGCCGTCACGGTTGCGACGGGAGGCGATGACGCGGCCCGTGTCGTGGGAGTGAAGAAGTTTGATGCTGGGCTGCTCGGCAAGCGACGTAGCGAACGCGCCGCGCTTCACAACCTCAGTCCACGCCCAGTCACCGCGCCCGAGTTTGGTTTCGACCTCGAACTCAGTCGCGTAGCCTTCAAGGTATCGCTTGCCGTCCTTTTCAGACGAGCGAAACTGCGAAATCTCGCGGACAAGTTGCCGCTTTTCAGTCGTTGTCATGCCGCCTCCTTGTTATCCACAGAAGCCAACCGCATCGCCACTTCCAGCACCGCGCCCGCGCGGGTGTCCGCATCGGCCTTCGCGTCCTTGGCGTGCTTGATGTATTCGTTCGCCATCGCCCCCGCCAACTTCCCGGCGTTGCGGCCAGTCATCCCGGCCAACGCCTCAGCCGCAGGGAAGAACGCCCCGCGAACATGCTCCGCGTGCCCTTGCCAGAACGCTTCCCGATCTGCGTCCGTCTTCGCCCGTGCCAGCCGATCCGACTCGACCTTGCCCAGCCGTTCGGCAACGTCGGACAGCACGGGGAGCATCGACCGCGCGGGCTGTGCCCCGCCGACCGGCGCGGCCTGGTTCGTGTCTTCCTTTTCCCACGCGGGCAATTCCTGATCCACCAGCACCCGAGCCGCCTGCATGTTGATGGGCACATGCACAACGTCACCTTCGGGACCGTGCAACGGCTCGCCCAACTTGCGGCAACCCTGATTCGCCGTGTAGATGCCCCATTGCCGACCCTGCGCAACGGCTTCCATCTGGCTCTTCCAGTCGCCTCGCAGCAACTCGTGTTCGTTGACCTGTGCCCGTAGCGTCTGCTCTTTCTGGCTGAACAACTTGCGCGAGCATTCAACCTCGAACTTGCTCTGGACGGGAGCCAACGCCCCTTGGTAATACTCGATCCGCTGCTGCTCGATGTTGTTGAACTTCGCCCCATCCATGATCCCAACCATGTGCGGAGGGACGCCAAACGCATTGGCGAGCGAGGATTCGGAGAACTTATACAACTCGATAAGTTGCGCGTCCTCGTGGCTCATGCCCTTGAACGCTTCCAACTCCATTCCGGGTTTCAGCGACAAAATCCGCCGCTTCTTCGCGCCGACGTACTCGCGCTCGATAGTCTGCTCGACCTCGTTTTGGGTCTTGGGGTCGGGCTTGATCGTCCACTTGAGGATGCCGGACGGGTTTATCATCGACCCGATGCCCGATCCGGCGGATTCGGTCACAGCCGCCGCGAGGCCCAGCGATTCAGCCAAGTAGCGGACAGGCGACAGCATGTTGACGCCATCCAGCGACAGGCCCGGCAACTCGAACACCTCGTTCTGTGCCAGTGTGTACGTCTCGCCGTTGTCGTTTGTGATTCGGTACTGGATCGGCCCGAACGCACCGTTCCGGCGTTCCTTGATGATGTGCCGCCAGTGAACCGGCCACAACTGCACGGGCCTGCCCGTCGTCGTAGACCGCACAATTCGCGCCAGCCCCAGCCCCGTCAATTGCTGGTTCGCAACCAACGCTTCTTTCATCGACACAGCCGACATTTCCGGGTTCGGCTCGACGTTCAGCAGATACCAAAGCGGATGGTCATTGCGGTCGATGATGTTCCCGCCGCGAACGTCCACGATATCAATGGGACACTTGGCAATGTCCTGCGAAATCAGCCGCACGCACGTCATCACAACGCGGATGCGCAGGGCGGTTTCTTCGGTGATGGTGTACCCCGCACTGCTCGGCTCACCACCGCCCCAAATGGATACCGCGCCCTCGCTTCCAAGGGCTACCCCGCCGTACTTCGCGGCGCGCAGAATCAAACCGGCCAGCAACGATTTCAGGGCCATTGCCGCATCCTTGCCGGTTTTCAGCAGTTGTCAACCCAGCACCCGCACGAGGTCACGCGCGTCGTACTGCGCGGAGTCCTCTGTCAGCAAAAGCCGACTCAACGCCATAAGCATCGCGGCCCCGGCGTCGATCAAAGCCCCGTCCGCGCCCTTCCGTGGCATCATGCCCCCGCCGCTCCGCTGCCTGTGCCATGTCATGTTCGTGACCATCCATGCAAGGCAGGGGTTGCCATCATGCACGATCTTCTTCGATTTGACCAGCTCTTGCAGCTTCCGGCAGGCATTCGTGTAGGTTGCGTAGTTCTGCCTCAGTTCCACCACGGGCAAGCCATCCTCGTTGGCCAGCCGGGGGGCAATGTCAGCCGCGCCGTAGGGGTCGTAGCCGATTTCATGGTGCCACAGCATCCCCGATGCCGCCTTGATGTCGGCCCGGATGTAGTCGTAATCAATCTGGTCGCCCGGCGTAGCGGTCATGTACCGATTCTCGATCCAGTCGCGGTAGGGCACCCGGTTCGCCTTTTCGCGGGCTTCGATGTTGTCTTTCGGGATGTAGATGTGCGGGTACACGTAGTGCATCCCATGTTCATCTCGCACCACGGTCACGAAGGCCGTTGCGTCGATCCAACGGGCCAGGTCCATCCCGCCGCAGACCGCGTGTTTCTTGTCGGCCCATGCGGATAGTGGGGGAACCTCGCCCTTGCAGGCAAGCCAATCCTCCGCAGAAACCGCCATATCCGCCTCGTTCGTCCACTGGTTCAGGTAGTACGAACGAAACCGGCTCACGGTCATCGCGCCGGTTTCGATGTCCCGCATGTAGTCGTAGAACCGCTCGATGTTGATGGAAGTTCCAAGGCCCGGATTCGCCCGATACCACGTTTCCTCAGACTTCCAATCATCTTCCGGCTTGGCCCCAAACACCATCACCAGCGCGTGCGGGTCTTTGACGATGCCGTTCCAGATTCGCAAGTCGGCCTCGAATATCTTGTAGCCGAAACGGGTGGTGTTGTCGCCCGCCGTGGACAAGACCCATTCCATGCTCTCGGGAATCTTGGACAGATTCAACCGGGCCTTCTGGAACATGTCATCGGTACGGAACTCGTGTACCTCGTCCACGATCAGGAAGAACGGACGAAACCCGTGCTTGCCCTTCCCGCTGCTGCTGCCGGCCTTGAAGAACGAACGCATCCGGGGGTAACTGATCCCGTCCGCGTGGGTCTGGAAGTCCGACAGCATCGGGCTTCCGTCCACCATCTGCTTCGCATCGCGAATCATGATCTTCGCTTGCTCGGCATCGTTGGCCAGCACGTAGATTTCAGCGTTTGCCCGCAGCATCCCGTAGACACCAACACCCGCGCCTAGCGGCGTCTTGCCGCTGGTCTTGGGTAGCCACAGGTGGACGGAGTGATACCGCCGCGTGCCGTCCTTACGCTTCCAGCCGAACGCCCGGCGAAGGATGGCCCGCTGGTCGTCGCGAGGCTGGAACGGCTGCCCGGCGAGGTTGGGAATCACGAGGCAGTCTTCGAAGAACGCCGTCACCTTGTCGGCGGATTCCTTGTCGAAGAAGTAACCACGGGCCTCGACCTCGCGGTCCTGCGCGAGCATGACCGGCGTCCCTTGCAACCCCGGTTCGCCCTCCGGCCCAGCCCACTTCATCGCGAGCATCCAGGGGCGGTCAAGGGGCATTGTCGCCCTTCCTGGCGAGATGCAACGCCGCCGCCCTGTTGCACGCGCGATACATGGTGGACAGCGACTCTTCAACAAGCCGCGAGAGTTCGGCGTCATTCCGCACGTCCACATGCGTCTGCAGGTCGCTGGCGATCAGGTCGCAGATAAGCCGCGTGCGGTCCATGACCTCAAACGCTGTCCATTCGTCACGCTTCATATCGCTCATGCCGAACCCCTTTCCACCCTCGCGTCTCCAACCGCTGCCCGCACTTGATCTACCAACCCGCTCGGCCCATCGACATAAGCATCAAGCAAGTTCTCTCGCCCGATGCGAGGTGCCAGAACATCACACACAACCCGCCCCACCTCGCGGTGCCACTCTTCCGAATCAGTCGGCACGTCCAGCCGGGCAAGCCGTTGCAGTTCGCCCATCAACTCACGCACCGCTGGCCGATCCGCACGCCCAAAGCGTTCCTTGCCAGCACGCTCCCGCTGCGTCTCTTGAACCGCCTGCGTCCGACGCATCAGCATCCAGACTTCACGCAGCCCGCGCCGTTGGCGTAACTTGGCGTCTAACTTCGCCTCGTACAGCATCGCCGCACGCGCCGCATCCCTGCTCGCCTCGCGATCCATGCAACCCCCTTCAGGCATACTTGCCAATCGGGAACGATTCGCCCTCGTCCTGTCCGGCCCGATCCTTGGGCACGGTCGTAATTACGCCGACGCGATACAACGCAAGTTCGTCATCCGCACAGGATGCGGCCAGTGCAAGCCACTCCTTCACCTGCGGGCGCAACTTCTCGACACCCTCCGCGTCGTACTGATACCCGCCAGGGCAGCCCTCGTCGTCACGCTTCAAGGTCGCGATGTACGCGGACAGTTGCCGCCAACGGGCGACCTTCTCGCAGTACCGGGCCAACCGCTCCGCAAAGAGCGAACGGTCTACACCCCAACTCGGGCTGGCGGGTGCAATCTCCTGCCAAACGGTTGCAGCGTCAGCACTTAGCCACGCTGGGCACTCGATAGCAACCCCGCCGATCAGGTCTTTGCGTTGTTCGCCATGCGCTCGGTGTGCCCGTCGCCCGCTCGCCTGCGCCACCGCCGCAGGCACGGGGATCGCTCCGCGTATGTTTGGCATGGTAAATCGTTGGCACGCTATGGGTTGTGGTCAAGTATTCGGACCCACAACGCCTAGTGAATGTGCCGCACGATTCTAAATACCCCAGATTCTCAGAATTAGGGGCACGACGGGAAAGAGT